GTTCTGTGCTGCGATGACTTCAACATTCAGGATGATTTCACAAGCAACCGCTGACCCAACGGTCGCCGCATTCGGCAAGCCGTTGAAAATGACTGTAAGGAAGTCATAGTCAGCAGTGTCGTTCATCACCCGGTACTCTTTCCACCCGACTCCGACTGGCTTGGATATCCAGTGCAGGTCGAGATCGGTGACAGTCGCGTTTGCTACACTATTCCACATGCCGCCGTCCACAACAATGCCGTTCGAACTGTTAGCCGAGGTCGTAACAGCACGATAAGTTCCCGACTGATTAAGAGGGGATGTCGTGTTGAAGAACCTGGCGCCTAGTGAGACGATACGGTACTGTGAGAACTGTGCAGCTGCGGTCGTGTAGTCGGATGCCGCCGCAAACGAGCCAAAGGTCGTAATCTCGTTGCCCGAATACGTCGCACCCTGTTTGTACAAGATGCCCGGATTCGGAGCAATCGTGATCGAAGCCTGAGTCCCGATGGTGGTGAGGTGCACCGTCGTGCGAAATTGGAAGGCAGTGCTAAAAGCAGCATCATCATCCGGGATGCGGGCGCCCTTGGCGGCGTCGCAAAACGGGTTGGTGAGTGCGCAAAGCTTGCCCATTCGCGCAACATTCTGAGAACCCAGCATAACACGCTGTTTCCCAGTGGGCGCCCCTGTACGAAGTGAAACATTCGTTGAGCCTTTCTTCGTCGTCTTCTTTCCTTTCTTTCCTTTCTTAGCATTCGCCATCTTAGTTGTGGTTAGTGAAAATGCGCTTGGTAGTAGATATGCGTAGGTTGTGTAGTGAAGTTAAGTGCATATCCCTGCAGGTCACGCGCCCCTAGGTCATAGGAATGCGTCGCATAGTACTCCTCAATGTGCTCCTGCTCCGCGGGAGAGACACCAAAGGCGAGGTAGAAGCTATACCGCGAACGGTCAGCAACTTGCCTCTCCTTTGGGTCCATACCACGCGATGCAAGATAAGCACCAGAATACCGTGTCCAGGGGTGTTTACCAAAGGTACCCTCCCCTGACCTGCCCATACACTTATAGAACGCCTGGAGAACCGGGATCCCAGAGTTGAGCGCAAGCCCGCACTGAGAGACATCATTCATCCACTTCCGCCAATCGGACTCGTTCCGTAGCGGTAGAAGACTTATCATGTCCTTCCCGATCGCTGTCGGATAGTTACGCACCATGCGATAACCTTGGCCATCCCACACTGGGTGGGTTTGGCAAAACTCGACTTCCTCAAGTGTGTCGACCGGAGTCTCCATCACCATGTGGTAGCCAAGAGCAAGGCAATACTCATGGAGCCCATCCAACAGATGTAAGTCGCTACGTTCACAAATAACAACGAAATCATCGCCATTATCCATTACTCTACACCTGAGGCCAACATGCTTAGCATACGAATAAAGGATGGAACATGCGATTAAACATGTACCCAAACCCGTATTCATATCACCGCTAGCACGTATGTTGAAGTCAAACTTCACACTGCCCTCAGGCACGTAACCACGACAAACACTCTTGCTCTGCCACTGCAGCAACCGCCCAACTTCATCACGATCAACTCCCGTGAAGAATCGCTTATAGATACGCCTCTCGTACTTCAAAGCTTCAGGACCAGTATGCTGGTCAAAGCGTTTCGCATCCCCCCCAACGGCAACGGGGTCACTAAACTCTGACCAAGCATCCTCAAAACACTTACCTACCTCAGACATGTTGCGCCCCTTCATAACCGTAGGGCCACCGAACATGTCATCAAGCACACCATACAACACCCCCTCGATGGGTTTGATATATACTCCTAACGCCAGATTGAACCTCGTATCTCTAGGTGAAATGACACGTGGTGCAGGGTCCGCCTTAGCAGAAAAGTTGGTTTTCTCTGCCTTGGTGAAGGTCTTGATTTCCGCATCTTGCCGACACACCGGTTGTCGGTTAAGTGAAGCACTAGCATCTCGATACCGTGCTTGCTTCCGGGCGTCACCAGCATACTTTTCAATGAATTGAGCATGGGTGAGCGGGCCGAGAAG